TGGCAGATGATGCGGGTACCACGATTAATTCGATTAGCGATATAGGTGATGTATCGAACACGACTCCATTAGACGGTCAAGTTTTGAAATGGAACGATGGTGCTTGGGCTCCTGCGGCAGATGATGCGGGCACCACAATTGGCGGCCTGAATGATATAGGTGACGTTACCATTACTTCTGTTAACAATGGAGATGCTCTGGTTTATAATGGAACTCGTTGGGTCAATTCACAGCCCGACGAAGCATCTCTTTTTGTGTCAGATGCTTCATTAAAAAATGATGTATCGCAAATATCATCGGCGATTGAAAAGATACAATCAATCAGAGGTGTAAATTTCACATGGAACGATAAAGCGCCAAAAGAACTTCCTGGATCCGAAGACATCGGCGTTATCGCTCAAGAGGTGCAATCCATTGCTCCGTCTGCGGTATCAGAAAAAGATGGGCTCTTGCATGTTCAATACCACAAGATTATTCCTTTACTGATTGAAGCTATAAAACAGCAACAAAAAGAAATCAACGACCTAAAGTCTAAAATCAATCAAGATTGACCACTCACGATAGGAGCATCAAGTCCAGCCACCTGTCTAGGCTGAGCCCCGTACATATTGTAATTATAAACCAAATCTTCGATTTTATCTTTCGCATCTTTTGCTAAAGCCTTAAAATCTTTGCTCATACTTATTCTATTGGACGCCGAATTTGATATACTGCCTGGGCTACGTTTAATTTTCGTATCACCTTCTTGTAGCTCTATCCAGTCAGAAGTATTTTCAACTATGGAGCTTTCAGTTGTGCTGTCGTAAACTCCTCTAAGTAGTTTCTGGGCTTGTTTTGTATTGTAATCTCGTATATACAATTGCTCAAGAATATCGCTTTCTTCTTCTTGTAGTCTAGGGTAAGGATTGCCGTCATCACCGGTAAATCTAAAAGATTGATTTAGTAATATATTTAATTCTCCTAATTTACCGCTTAGGCTGCCCGATACAGTGTTTAATTCAGCTAGCCTAGCCGTAGGCTCTTCTACGAAATCAAACTCGTATAACATAAGCCCACTAGCCATCTGCCCAATTTGATTAATATCTTCCATAAAGAATTACTGCTCTTGAATTAGCTTTAATAGATCTTTTCCTCTTTGTGAGTTTGGGTCTACAATCGGTTTGGTAACCTGAACTGTTTTATTTGAGCCTCCAGTTGCATGTTGCTTAAAAGCTTTAATTAGTTTATTCTTTAAGGTCAACTTTGTGCCCGATGGAAATACCCCAGCGTTTACAGCTAATTCTTGCAATTCAGTAAGAGCCATATTATTGATAGAGTGCTCAAAGGATTGAGCGTCAGATGTCTTAAATGGGTTTTTCTGTTTAAACCCAAGGACATCCTCAAGGCTTTGAGCCTCTGCGGCTTCTTCCTTAAGGTGGTCCTTTCCGTCGCTGAATTCAACCTGCTTTTTCGCAGTCTTTTTTGGTGTAGTTTTTTTTCTAGCCATAATGTATCCTTTTTCCTGGTTATTATAATAATAGTAATGTTTATAAACAAAAAATCCACCGCTAGGGTGGACTTTTTGCAAAATGCTGGAATCTACCCTTAGTTAAGAGTAATACCGGTCAATACACGATCATCAAGAATCATGCGACCTTCTTCCATGGAACCGTAGTATCCAATTTTTTGTTGACGTACGCTATACTGATCGTCAGCAGCAAGGCTGAATTCAGCAGAGGTTTCTGCGTCAAGAGCAACTGCACGGAACAGGGACTCACGAGAGCGGTCAATACCGATAACGAGATCTTTGTCTGTACTACTGTTAAGTTGATTCCAAACCTTGGTGAATTTTTGGTCTTCACCGAGCTCATTGATTTCCATGATGGAAATTCCGTAGAACTCAGGAATTCCAGCGTTACTGTAGATAGCATTGCGCATTTCATCGGTTGCTGCAATTGGTCCGTTACTAGCAGTAGCGGCTGCGCCACCAGCAATACCCTTGGTATTCACTGGGTTGTAAGCCATCTCACGAAGGCCTTGTACGGCCTCAGGTGACATGATAAGATCAGATACGCCTTTGATGCGACCACCTTCACCAGCTCCACCATTCCAAGCGGTATTAATACGCTTTCCAAGGGTCAAAAGCTTATTGAAATCGTCAAGAATTAAAGTGCTTCCTGCTGCTGCTAAAACATGGTCCTTACCGTTAGTTGAAGCTTCAGAAAGAGCGCCTAAAATCAAGTTAGCAGAAGTAGACTCCTGGCGAAGCATGATTTCTTGAGCGATACGGGTAAATGTCTTACCAATAACGTCCATGCGAGATTTTGCTGCATAACGTTTGTCGAAGTCGACGGCACTATCGATACGATAGGTGTTGAACTTCATTTCAGACACGGTAGGTGTTACAGTGTTAGTAGGAAGTCCTCCAGGAACCGTAGTACTGTAAACCTTGACATAGTCAGGTGCAGTAATATCGTAGTATAGATCTAGCGGAATGCTAGGGCTATCCATTTCGTTGAATTGGAATGTTGAGAACAGATTGCTGAGGGTTGGAGCCTCATTAACTACTTGAGCTAATACTGGTCCGATAAATTCAGCAAGTGCTGTTTGAGCTTCGTAGGCTACATCTCTGTTACGAGAGGCCATTGCCTTGACGAGTTCTACTTGTTCTTCAGTTCTTTTTAGTGTGATATTCATTATTAGATGTCCTCTCTGATTGTAAAATTAAAGATCGAGATTGATGATATAGTAAGGACCAGCGGCACTTGCTCCGTCTCCTGCAAAGTAGTCAGGATTATTGCTTCCGTCGTAAATTGCTCCTTCACGAGTTCCTACTGCAAGACAGGTACCTACACGTGTGTTTGCACCGCCGTTGTCGTCTCCTCTGAATTTTCCTCCAGCGGCAGCATAAACAGCAGCACCAGCAGTTGGCAATGCACTAGTTATAACAGCGCTTGATGAAACAGTAATGATTCCCTTTGTTAAAACAGGAACTACTTCACCTGGAAGAACGCCTTGATGCTCAAGAAGCTTTTGGCGATAGTAAAGCATTTTTTCACCATTTTCGTCAAATGCAAGGGTTTGATTCAAGGTGACACCCAAGATGGTATCTGCTCCTCCTGCGATTTCGAACTTAGCGAAAGCTTCAGGGTTAACATTGCGTGCAACATGAGGGTAATCAGTTTTACCCATGTAATTGTTTAGAACAGTTGAACCTTCTCCGTCGTTGCTGTATCCAGCCCCGATGTCAGATCCAGCAGTTCCAACCTTCACAAGGGCACCTGCGTCGTGACTTCCACTGGAAGCGGCGTCATGCTTGAAACCCGAAAGGTCCGCACCTGTTAAGTCAAGCGAAAACAAGTTGATTACGAAGTGTTCGTTATATTGTCTGAATGGTAGTAGTCTATTAGCCATTTTTAATTTCCTCTAATTAGTATTTGATGTTTACGCTTTCTTTATTAAAAGCTTGTTTAAATTTTTCTTTCAAGCTGAGCTCTTCTTCAGCGCCTGCTGCGTCATTATTGGCGATGTCAGCTTCTTCAGCTTCTACGCTTTCAATGACTTCTTCAGCTTCTTCGGTTGATGCTTCTTTGCTTGAAAGTTCTTCGATTCTCTTTTGAACTTCTGCCTCAATTTTTTCAGCAATTAATTTCTCTTGCTCTTCTTTGAAGGCTTTAGTTTTATGCTTCCATACAACGTTTAATTTTTCTTTGTATTCAGCGTATGATTCTTCGGAAGAAATTGTTTTTAGTTCTGAAGCTAAGATCATGCGATCTTCATCTTCAAGTTCGAAAACTTCATCGAGCTCACTCATTCTTTCGGTGAACTTATCAGCTTCTTCTCTTGCGATTGATTCAGACTCAAGCTCGCTAACTTTTTGGTTAACAGTAGCAAGTTCTTCTTTTAAAGAGTCAAGCTCTTTTTCGGATTGCTCAGAAGCTTTAAGTAGCTCTTCTTTTTCTTTAATTAGGTTTTCTTTATCCTCTTGCCATTGATCATTTTTCTGCATGATAGCGTCATGAAAAACTTTTGTAATGTTAGCGATAGCTTCTTCAGATAATTTCTTAGAAGAGGCTTGCGCTTCAAGAGTTTCGGTTACTTGTTTGAGAATTTCTTTTTCCATAATTTGTATAGGTGTTTGATTCTTGTTAAAAATTACATCGTCTTTTGGTAAATGGGAATTTTTATTTTCAAAAAAGTGATTTTTTATTTTCAACAGGTCATATTCGGTTAATATTTCTGCTTCATTTTCTTCTTCTTTTTGCCCACTGTTTAAAGATACAACTCCTTTTACATCTGCAGCTGGATTGGCGGTAAACCCAATACCTATAGGATATATGTCGCCCATAATTAATCGATTGACAGTAAGACCTTCATCGGTTCTTCCGTTTCCACCGTAAGCTTTTAAAAATTGCTTGTAGTCTTCTTTGCGTTCATCGGATATAATTTCTGACTGACCAAGGTCATCACTTCCAAGAGCGATAGCGTAATCATTGAATCCTATTTCCCAACTCGCTGAGACTTTATGATAATGATCACTATCTTTATTCATTGACTCTTCAACCAAGTCGGCAAAGTCGGGATTGACTGTTTTATAAACAACTGCGGATAGTGCAATATTGAATGGTTCATTCGATTCAGCAACCTCTTCGGGTTTAAGCATTTTATTGTCTCCGTAACTTGAAAGTGAAGCTCCAACGATATGCCCAACGACTTTTTGTTTTTGGTGTTCGATGTTTGTAGGTTTATGAATAAAGTAATCTTTGATAGCTAACGCTGTGGAGGTATCAATACCATCTCCATTTTTATTAAACTTATTCGCTACAGCAGCGTTAAAGGCTACACCAACAAGATCGATATTCTTTTCAAAATCAATTCCCTCGGGAGCCATTGTTTTTAAAGAGTCCAGAGAGGCAGAGGATGTAAATTCTTCGTCAGCTAAATTAGCCAAAGATATATCTTGATAGAATGTAGTAGTATACTTAAAAGGTAAATCCATAAATCTATTATACACAAATTTTAATTATTATTCGTTATTTATTTTTTTACTGTGATATAACAACGCTGCAGGATAAGATACTAATTCATTTGCTTGACTAATATCTAGTATATCAGATAATATATCAAGTTTTTCAATATTATTAAAATCTTTAATGCATTCTTTAACTGAAGACTCCCAGTCACTCATTTCTTTTGCTAATACAACACTTTCTGTTAGGGTTGAGAGTATATCCTTTTGATCTTTGGATAGCCTCTTTTTCTTGTAATGCTTTTTTAGTTCTGACTCAGCGTATGTTTGCAATTTTTCTGTAGCGTATACTACTGACTGTATGTTTTTTCTACTGTGAAGATCCTCGCTAGCCAGCAAATTGCTTGTTTTGGTTTTTGTTCCAGCGGGTCGTCCATTGTCTTGTGAGACTTTTGGATTTGGTTGTACTGCAGGCTGTGGAGCGTTTTGCTGCTTAATACCAGCCTTGTGTTGCTCCTTTTGCATTTTTTGTTGCTCTTCAGATAGTATTGGTTGAGAAACACTTAATGGAGTATAGAAACCTTTTTCTCTGTTCTCTACAAACTTTTCTTGAGCAGCTTCTAGATCTTGAGGGTTTGGATATATACCCTGCTTAAGCGCGGTCATTCCTTGCTCAGGAGTAATAATACCCATCTCAATAAGTCTTGACGTTACTCTCTGTAGTTGAACCTCGTCTTTGATGTCAATTTCGACAAACTTGGGTTTTGGGAAGTTTTTAAAACCCATCATTTTGCAAACTTCTTTTATTTGGGGTTCCATGATGTCGTTCAGGAATGTATTTCTCGCTTCCTTTAATCTTTCCAGAAATATTTGAGCTTTTACTTGGGTACTTGAGTAATTCTCTTTTCCTACAATAATGTTTTGCAAACCCTCTTTTATGTCTTCGTTTACGATTTGATATTTAGTGGGTCCTAGTACTTTATTTAAGTCGGGTATGACAAACTCAGCTTTAGTTGTATAGTCAGCTATCAATGCTCTCCCTATACTTTCATTCTGGAACAGGCTTTGCATTGCTTTAAGGTTATTAGGGTTTACCCCTCCTTTGTCTGGGGTGTTACCCATCGTCACTAGCAATATGACGTTTTCTATTGTTTTAGTGATAGCTTGGTCTACTTTCTTTAACTCCATCTTCCAATTTATATCATCTAAAACTGGAAAGCCAAATGGTATAGCGAATGGCTCATAGTCCTGTTTTTTGTAAAAGGAAAATAAAAGTTTTCTTGGGTCTAAGCTGACCATTACGCCTTCTTGCATGAATTGATTCTTTTGAATATTCTCTTTTGCTTCTGGAGGCATAGCGTCAAACACCTCTTTGTCATATTCTGTTTGTGGCTGCTTTAATTTTTCAATATCATACTCACTGAGAAGTTTTTTGTATACGCCGTTTTCCTGATTAAAGCTAAGAGCTCTGTCAGCTACAAAATCGTAAGGATTTAAGAAAATATAGCGAACTGGAATTTTTCGAGCAGCTACGCTTTGATACTTAGATCCATAAACTTGATTAAGCTTCACCAAGTCTTCAGCGCTAAACTTTCCATCCAGTTTATACATAAAAACATTGCCTGACCTGTAATACTCTCTGAAATATTGATCCTTCAGTTTCCATACTTGAATCTTTTGCATCCATTTTTCTATAAAAGACCTGGCTTTCTCGGAGCCTCCTTCTAGGTACAAATCTGAATTTGAAAATTCAGCCATAACGTCAATGGCGTTCCTAAAAATAGGTACATTTGCGTAAGCCTTTTGGCAAAGTAAGATGGAATCTCTTGGGCTAATATACTCTTTACTGTAAGAGTAAGGTAACGCAGACTCTCCGATGTTTTTGTATTTATCGGGTTTCTTTGCGGTTGCGGTATAATTCTTTCTTCCTCTGGTACTGTCTGACCCTTCTACTTGTCCAACGTTCCTGATTGGTGCAGAGGCTTGAGTATAATAAGCTTCTCCAGCTGTCGCAGGGCTCACCTCTTTATCTTTGCTCTCGAGAATACTCTCGATGTTAGCGCTACTTTGGTCGAACTTATTCCAGTACTCTGATTTTTTAGTGTATTTTCTAGGCATAAATTATCTTACACCAAAGTTGACAAAAGTCTACTTTAAAAGTTAAAAGTTAACTTTAAAATTAAATCATGATCGGCGTAAATGTATAGTCGATCTGGGATTTTTCTACATGCATAAAGTCGTAATATGTCTTTATCATCCAATTGCCTAGTACAAGCGCTGAATACGAATCTTTTCTTGTTTTGTTTGGTCCTGATTGTCTCTTTAAGTTATTAGGTAAACCAAAAGTTTGAGCGCCTTGAGGTGAAGAAGAAACCTGGATCAATGCGCATTGATTCTTTGTATAGTTAACCATATCGTACTGATGGTCAAGAAAGTCAATGATTTTCCCAGTTCCTGAATTTTTTAATATCTCTTTTTGGTTAGGCATAAACATCAAACTGTCAATAGGGATTTGCTTCTTGATTTGCTTATGGTAGCTTTCATCTAAGGGTCTGGCACCAAATGCTATACGTTTATGATCAAAATTAGCCTGCAATAATTCGTTAGCCTTTCTAATCCAGTCTGAGCTAGGCTTTCTCAGTACGCAAATTCTTTTTTCTTTTAAATTGTATTGGTTTCTTGCATCAAGCAGTCCTTCTTGATAATTTTCTGTACTATCGAAATCAGCATTAATCTCTTGTATTTTTATGTTGCTTTTATTGAATTGTTCGCTAGCATTGGCAGCTTGCATAAATTGCACACCTCCTCCATAGTCCCCAACTATAGCTACAATATTAAAATGAGTAAGTAAGTAATGAAAGTAATTGATATGATCTTGCATCTTTAAACCAGGTACAGCATAACTATGAATTAATGTACCAGTTCTTGTATTATCGTTTAATTTAAATAATTGAATCGCAAAGTCATCCGAGCTTTCAGATTCCGCCCAACTTGGGTCAAAAGCGAGCAAGTATTTAGAGTCTCTGTCTCCTGCTACTTCTAAGCTGGGGTCTTCTCCGTCTTTAATAGTACAAGCAGCCATTGTAGAAGTTTTGAAATACCCACTACTGTCATCAGTA